AATTCTGTACTTGCTTCTACTATAATTTCATCTACTTTATCTAATTCGGTATTTATAGCATCACATGCAGTTTCAAAGTCACCTGCATTATCTGTTTGCGTCGCTATCTCAGCTGCCTCTGTTTTAGCTATATCTATTTCTGCTTTGGCTGTGGCTATTCGGGTATTAGCACTCGCTAATGCAGTTCTAACATCTGATACATTAGTGACTGCATTATCAGCTTGTGTATTTATTAAATCTAAAACAGTATCAATCTTGCCGTCATCAGCCTCGCCCTCAGCCTGTGCCGCTTCCAATACCCCGGCATCAAACTGTCCATTGGCAAGTCCTACAGCAGTATTAATTCTTCCAGCAGCAGTTGCAATAGCGGCTGTTGCAGTATCTATAGAACTATCAACTAACGTGGCAGCTTCAGCTAATTCAGCAGTAGCCTTATCTAACTCTGCATTATCATTGACACCTTCAGCAGCCATCTTATCTACTTCTGCATTTGCAGATGCTATTTCAGTTGATGCACTTGATACAGCCGTTACAGCACTATCAATTTGCGTGTTAACTAAATCACACACAGCCTGAGTTTCATCAAGCTCAGTATTAATAGCAGTAAGAGCAGTAGTAATATCAGAATTAGATGATTTGTCACCTAAAACATTCTGCAATGCTTTTACGGATGCGTATAAAGGAACTAAATATTCAGCTTCATCTGGAAATACTGATATTGCTGAATCTCCGAAAGCCACTGATGGATATTGGACTTCTGAATATGTAACAGAACCCCCAATAGGTAAAACATCCAATGAGTTATTTTCAACATAAAATACAGGGTCTGTAATGGTAGCATAATTCATATCCTCATTATCTGAAAAACGCCCTTTCTGCAAAGCATCGACTTTTCTGCACGGCTGATTAATATCACCGTCACTTCTAAATACACGAAGAACTTTACCAGTATTCAATGTATCTGCAGTACCAGATGTGAAAGACTGTGAGGATGCACATAAATCTACCAGATTAGCTGGCAATACATTTATAACTTCTTTAGCGCCATCCGTAAGGAATTGTGTTAATTCCGTTTGAGTGGGAGCACTATTAGCCCCTATTGAAATGCTTGTTAAACCTTCTACCTGAGCTTCAAAAGTCGCCATTACGTACTCGCTACAAAAACTTCAACATTGACTGCGTTAGAGCCGGGTTGAACCACAAGACTATCTAAATCTACAAGGTTTGTCACTAAACCAGCGGCATCATCATCAGCCCCTATACCATCTTCAGGCGAACCCATAATAAAACTTTTACCAGCTTCCATTAGAATAGTAGCTGACATATCAGCACCAGAATCATCTTCACCAACATCTATCTGCAAACTCAATTTTACACTGTTAGAACTATCTAAATTAGTTACTCTAATATATTTTACATCTTGAACATCTAAAGCCGAATCATAAGCAACAGCCCCACTTACATTTCCTACAGAACTTCTAAATCTAGCCACAGTAGTTTCATTGTTAGCTGGGCATGATACTATTCTTTTAAATATCTCATCAATACTTGAAATCTCCAAAACTCTCTTAGAGCTATAGTCTTGATTATCAAGTATAATATCTTCTTGTATTTTAACTTTTAATGTTCCAGCCATTATCGTTTCCTATTACATTTATATTTCTTTACAACTTTAAGCGTAGCCTTAAACGTTCCCACGTATCTCGCCCCCTTTTGATTCTATGTCCTCACCCATAGTCGTTACCTGAAAATCAATCTGGTCTTTCCTAATAGCTGTAGCAAAACCCGCTTCTCTTATTATGATAGCAGGGCTAAACAAAGGTTTATTAGCCCTCTTACCGCAACTGCGACAGTAGAACCACCCCTCCGAGTTGTCTTTCTTGCAATGCTGACAGGACATTAAGCCCCACCAACCACCATAGTTAGTATTCTGTCACCAGCAAGTTGAGTATGCGTAATAGATAAAACTTTATTATTAGTTGAATCTAATGTGTCAACATAATCTTTTATATCTCTTGCCATTGTTCCTACATCCCCAGTCTCAATACCGGGGTTACCCGGGTGAATGAATACTTTTACTTTTACATTACCATATACAGCCATGTTGTCTCCAATTTTTTAAATTTTAGGATATTCGGGGGCTAACTTTTATTGAAAGCCCCCACAGAATCCAAATCTGTTTACCCTTATTTATTCGGGTTATGAAGTAGTAACAGCGTTATCAATACCAGATAAACACTCTCCAACCCACTCGCCTCCAGCAGCCATTAAATTAATATAATCGCCCTTTTCAGCACTCGTTCCAATTATAAGATTGGAAACTTGAGTACCTGCGGTTGAGTTGGAAGCATTGCCTCCAGCATCCTTCATTACCAAGCTAACAATAGCGCTACCAGCTGCTATTGTAATAGCACCAGTTGGCGTTTCTTCACTAACTACGAATTTGTAGTATACTCCATCTTCCAAAGCTGTTGGAAGTGTGACGGAATAAGCTCCACCAGCGGAATCAAGCATAAATACTTTTCCACTATCGTCATTAGTTAATGTTATAGCTACGGTAACATTTTCTACCTTTTTCTTGAATCCAGCAGTTACACCACTATTCTGTTCTAAGAAAGCACTTCTCATTATTCATACCTCCTATTAATTAGACTCAAAGTTAAATAGAGCGTGAGCTTCAGGAAGAGAAACTTCAAGACCTGCTTCGGTAAGAACCATGTCTTTACGTAAATCTTCATCTGCTGACTGTACATTCGTTTGAATGTGCGTGTCTCTATTTACCCCATTGCCGACTAATGGACGGTAAGCTACGTTATCAAGGTCAACTAAACACATATATGGCGCTGCATGGCCTCTAAATAGAGGTTCTTTTACTAACGTCAAATCACCGTGAATAGTTTCAACCTTCATTACTTTATGCCCATAAGAACCACTCGCTTGCGACATCATCGGATTCGCAGCAGAGTAAGCACTTGATAGGAAAGTAGATGAGCTTGCCATCTTGTTAAAGAATGAAATAACAGGGAGTGAACAAAGCGCAAGCTTTGATGAACTACCACCACGAGCCGGGTCAAAAATCACTTCAAGGTCTTTTAAAATAACATCGTAAGTTGTTTCAGCATCTGTACGTGTTGTAAAATAACCTTTATCCTCAGTATATGATACTTGAGCGGAAGCTCCAGTAATCTGAGACTGTGAGTTTTTGATAATGTGACCAACAATACCATCGGTATAGTTGATACCACTTTGACTTGCGGAGTTTCCAAAAAGCATTGCTCTTTCGATGTCCACCTTATGTTCGCGAAGCTTCAAATTCCAAATTCTGTCCCACTCACTAGCATAGCCGCGGTAAACCGTAGCCCTTGCAGTATTAGTAAGTTCACAGGCTGTCTTAAATATTTGACAATACCCATTACCATTTTCTAATTCACGAGACCAAGAATCTGGGGAACCTGAACCCTCTTCAAATGCACTTCCAATGACTGTACACTTTTCACCATCAACAACAGCAGTAGTACTGCCAGTTGCTGCGGAAATTGTACGACCAGTAAAGGTAGTTTCAGTGCTACCAGCGACAGGAGCAGACTCAACGCGGACAATAACTGTCTCGGGTTTGTTGTCTGATGAATCCTTTTCGCCAACTGCAAATACCATACCTTTAATAATCCAATCAGGAGCTGCGCCTGCACCGTCATCAACGGTGTAGGTTAACGTGCTACCTGCGGCTGGAACAGTATGAGATGCATCAAGTGCAAATGTTCTGTCCGCCATTTGGATTTTATTCCGGTCTTTTAACCATCGGAACTGCGGGTCGTCCGTTGGAACTTTAGCAACCTTAGATAGGTAAACGAAAAACGGAGACTCATCAGGAGCTAAATCAGCAATTCTATCACTGAAATTATATAGTCGCCTTGATGGTATTACGCTGTCAATTACCGCACCGGGGTCACCAAACTTTAACGGGCCGGGATTATTATATGTTGCCATATTATATATCCTTCCTCAGTTTATTGTTTAAAGTATGCTATTACGACTACCAGCATTTACAATGTTATCCCATACCTTATTTTCTTCAGATTTGGGAGAACTTGGAGAACCTCCTTGGAGGACTCCAGCTGTACGTGGCTGGTTTTGAGCGGCTCTCACCGCTTGTGCCGTTTCAGGGGCGTTACCTTTTTTATTAACGTCCCTATATAGCTTTACCAGATTCGATAAGCCAACCTGCTCTTTAGGCTGTGTAACAAAACCCATAAACTCTTGAACATCATTGTCCGAAAACTTATATGTGTTACGCAACTCATTCACAGTATTGTTGTACGTTATCTCCTCTGTCATCTGTCGTTTCTGCTCACCCAACGCATTGTTCACCACATTATTCATCATCTGAACATCTTGGTTCACTCTGAATTTAAATGAGGGTGATTCTGCATTATAGTAAGCATCCCAAGGGTTAAAATCCTCAGCAGGTAAACCTTGCTGGGCTTCTTGCTGCGGCTGTTGTTGTGGTTGTCCATTTATGTTTTTCTGTAAGACGTCAACGAGGTCAGGTCTTGATTCTAACAAGTCACCAAGAGGTTCAAGCCTTCTAAGCTTTTCATTCTCTGCTTGGGTTCTGTCATACATTGACTGGAACTTGCGGGCTTCGACTTCCCACTCATTCTCTGGAATCACTTCCTGCTGTACCTCAACTTCTGGAGCTGAAAAATCAACCGTCTCTTGCGATTCGGGAGATTCTACATATTCTCCATCCGTTTCCGTTCTTACTTCTCCAACTATATCTGGGCCACCGTCAACTAAACCGTCAGCTACGGGTAGGGCCTCTGTCTGTGTATTGTCCATAATGTCTCCTTTAGATGTCTCTAAGCTTTTGGAGTAGAACTAGCATCTGCTCGCACATTTGCTAATTTCTCCGCTTCGAGCTTCACCTTTGTTTGTAGATTGTTTAACTGAACTCTTCTGTCAGCTTTGGCGTCTGATGCAACGTCTGCGAGTCGAGATTTAAACTTCTCAACCTCAACCCGTTTTCTATCGTGCACAGACTCCCTTTGGGCAGTCTGGAGGTCTCCCTCCAAATTCTTTATTTGCTCTTCCATAGCCTGAACCTGCTGCATGAGTTGATTCTTCTCATCGGTTCGGCGTAGGATAGCTTCTTTATCAAATATTTCTGGGTTCTTTTTCAACACTTCCACCTTATCTACGATACCCATTTGAAACGCTTCCATGTAAACACCAAGCTCTGCCCACTTATTAGTTGGCAATGTAGAACCCGGTTCAATGCGTATGTCGTGTTGTCCTAAATTATGTCGTTCTTTTTTAATATCTAAGATGGCGCCTGTCTTATCATCGTAATAATTGACCATCGCTTCGGTCATGTCGTTATTGGCACTATTTAAACGGAACATCTTTTTATAAGTATAATGACCTTTAGATAAATTATATAACACTTGTCCCAGCCTATTAATACTAAATTCAATATCTCTTAGTTTAGACTTGGGTCTTTCAGTTCCAAGGGCAATCATTCTCTCCGTACCCTTTACTGTCTCCGGTGCCTTCTCTGCAAAACCGTGCATCATCTCTGGCAGGCCAAAAGTAAAGTCAATATAAAACTCACACTGCTGAATCAGCTTATAGAACTCTCCAGCTAATGGCTGGGGTGCGGGGAAATGGGGCTCTCCCTGTGTGGAGTCTACTTCTATGACCGCATTGGGGTTAGCCCAATCTCTTTCTAACTGTCCTAAATCTTCCACGCTTCCTAAAGGTACCAATAGTTTTAATCCACCCGAGGCTTGGGCGTGGGAAAGAGCCAACGACCAAAGTTTATTAAGTAAGCGCTGCATTGGTCTGGCACGAGACACATCTGATTTTGGATAAGGGGTCTCTGTAAAAATATTTGGAAGAGGGACAACTGGATAATGGTCGGTATTTAATATTGATTCGTACAATACAACCTGACCAATAGAAGCACACACTTTAACGCGCGTTTGTTTAACTGGTATAACTTGGTATTGACTTGCCTCTACCTGCTCTCTGTTATTTTCTATAAATTCTTGATACTCCTCATCGCTAAAGATAACTTCTTCGCCAGTCTGCATATCAATCACACGGTAAAAATCAACCTTAACTTTATAGAATCTCTCTAAGATTTGGTATTTCTGTCTTTCAAAATAATCCAAATCCTGAGCTTCTGCTGGCGTAAAGACTTTCTTACTGTTGTTGTTCATTGCGCCGGGATAATCTTCTTCCATATAGGTCTCAAGGTCTTGTATGATACCCGTTTCTTTTTCGCCTGTTTCTGGATTTTCCTGTTCGCCTAATTCTGGGTAGAGGCTGACGACCTGTTCACCGGTGAGGATTGTAGAGAGGATAACACCTTCGGCATCATCAAACCACCTGTTTCGAGTATTCGGAGAGACGTATACCCTGAATGGGTTGACATAAGTGAACTTGACATCGCCCCTACCGAAATCTGATTCCGGGTCTATATAGCTATATAAGTAACCCATACCGGTAGTAGCATAATCGTGAATTGCCTGTCTTAACTGCCAGTCTCCATTGGAGTTCCCCCAAACATATCCCATGATGGTTCTCCACACAGATGCTACTTTCACATCAGAGTCTTCTCTGGGTGTCATGGTAAACGCAGGTGGTCTGGCTGTTAATACTGCTTTAAATTTTTCAATAGCTGGGCCAACCCTATCCATAGGGACGTCAGCTTGATTGCGAGATTGTAGCTCATCTACCTCTTCGCTGGTAAAATGATTGCCATGATAGAAGTCAATGTCGTATCTGGCTTCCGTATCCCAATCGGTACGGGCATTACGCCAGCGACGGTATAAATCTTGGTTATATTCGGCTCTTTT